CCTCTATGTGAAGGTTGCAACTCCGTTGGCCACTCGCCATAAAATATACACTTAGGTATGTCAAAATCAAATCAAATAAAACCAAAACATACGGACTCCTCTCAAAAATCCCATAGGGGTTTCCGGAACAAGGGATACAAGGGCAAACGATCTGACAAGAATGCTGCTACAACAGCGTCCCTGGCGGATGGTTTGTCCAAGGTAATGGGACATGTAGATGTCCTCGAACAAAAACTTTTTGACAAAGTATCTGAGTGTAAGGAGGAGAAGGTCCCAGTCGAAACACCAAAATTGGTTCGGCAGGATGCTTCTCGTAATGTCCTTGAGTATAAGATCAAGGATTGGCTGGATGATGATTATGATAAACTGGAACAACTGGGGGCGAGATGTGAATTACATTTCGCCACAGAGAATCCAGAGAAAGCGCTGAACCGTGCGCTCGTGCGCATGCCATTGTGGTTGGAAAAGGATGGCCATCCTCTTCCTGACACTCGGTCTGCCATGAGGCGCATGATAAACTATGTTTCCAATTTTGGAAACAGTGTACAAGGTGTTACGGTGCGTTACACTGAAATCTGTTGGTGGAAAATGATTGGCTACTGTGTGAACCTGGGTCTCCTGTGGAAGAAACCTAGTCGTTACACTTTGGCGAATCTAATGGTCTACTCTGGTCTGGTTGGACTTCCCATGAGACAGGGAGTCAAACAGATGATCAATGGTGACTGTGAGATTATGGTCATTCCCACTGAGACAGTGGCCGACTACTGTACTGGTTTTTTATCCGAAGGACGCAAAGCGTTCAAGGAAACGAAACACAGTCTGTACGCTAAAGTTGGTAATTTTATCAAGTTGCCCACTTGGCCGAGCCGTGCCAAATGTCTGGAACATGTTTACTATGTTGGATATTCGATAGCCAGCAATAGAATCTGGTTTCCCAGATCTTGTTTTCACAATGAATTGAGGTCATTGGTCACAAGACAGTTAACGCCTCCAGTAGGATGTCAAATTGTTCGCACTAAAATATTACATGACTGTCGGGATGCGCTTTTGAAAGAGATGGATTTCAAAGTGGGCATCCAGACTAGACCATATGATGAATTGTACGAAGAATTTGTGAGTAGATACCCCGGTTCACGTAAGAGAATGTTAGAGATAGCCCGGGCTGAAAAAGACAGTGTCTTCCACGTGGTGAAACCTGACACCAAGATGTTCGTGAAAGGGGAATGGTGTATGCCAAAAGACCCCTCAAAACGAGACCCTAGGTGCATTAGTGGTAAAAGAGATGATTTCTTGTTACATAGCGGACCTCATTTCCATGATTATTGGAATAAAGTCTGTGCCAAATATTGGCCAGACCCTTGGACTGCTGTGAAACAAAAATTCATCTACACGGGGAAGATGACTGCAGATGAAATTGGGCTAGTTATAACCATCCTGGAGCAGGATGGTTGGAAAGCGAAAGTCGGCGACTTTAAACGGTTCGACGGACATGTGGAAATTGAGTGTCTGACGATGGAAGCTAGCATACATGACGTAGAGGAGTTTGTTAAGGATGAGCTGCTCAAGTTACTCAAAACCAAAGGTACCTCGGTGAACGGAATTCAATTTGAACACGTTGCCAAGAGGGCCTCTGGAGTGATTAACACGGGTTCCGGTAATACTACTGTAACCAACATGCTTTATGCTGGTTTCTTTGCGTTTAAAGGTATTAAAGAATATAAGGTGATGGCCATTGGCGACGATCACATTCCATTCACAAGAGTGGATTTTGATAGTGGCGAATGCCGTGACTTCATGTTCTGGGCGGGACATTTACTTGATCTTGAGGACGTACATGATTATGACTTCCTCACGTATTGTAGTAGTAGGGCTTGGGATTGCGGGGACCAGAGGGTGTTGGGTCCCAAACCTGGCAGGGTGTTGTCGAAGACGTTCGTGTCTTCGGACCCGGCCATGCGTCGTGATCAGCTCGCAGATTACGTCCGACAAATCGCCATAGGAATGCGGTATTACGAATTTGTGCCAGTTCTTGGAAAATTCATTAAGAATATCGCTGAGAGAGTCGTCACGGACAAGAGATACCGCAAGAGAATAGACTGGGAGTACAAAGTACAACTTAGAACCAGAGTCGATTTCGACTCTGAAACTCTATATAACCAGTTTGTTAAGATCTATGGTTTCTCACCTGCTTCCCTTGAGCATGATCTTGACAATTTTGATTATAAATTAGGAGTTAGTTTAGAATCAGTGTTGTTAGATATCATGGTACAAGTGGATTGTTGAATATGACGACCACCGCGTCCACCGGTAGTGTGACAAGTCCCCGTTATGACTATAAACTAAGCTCGGGGGTCACTCCCCATACAGTGGGTGGAAATCGCCTAAGATCCAGCGTTGGTCGGTGATACCGCATCGAATGGTACTGTACGAAGTATCGTTTGTGTAGGCCCGAACGTTAGCAACCAGGAATATTCATTCTTACCGACAGTGGGTTGTCAAATATAAGCAGTCGAAATCGTACAAACAGACCCCTAGGTAGCCTTAACCATGAGGGTCTGATCATAGTCTAGGCAAGAAAACAAATCAACAACAAAAGAAAAAGACTATGGCTCCGAAGAAGGGTCAGAAGAAACAGTCAGTAGTAGCAGTGGATCTTGCCGCTGCATTAAAGTCCGGCATAAAAGCCGCACTTACAGGCGGCGGCGGACTCCTTGGTGGTCTCGTTGGTGCACCTGCTGCAGGGTCTGCAGCGGGAGCCTGGTTATCAAAGATAACAGGCTTTGGTGATTATAAAGTTAACAACAATTCTTTAATGCGTCCTGG